CCTCATCCAGACATTGAAATGGCTGGTGCGAGTCCAGATGGTTTGGTTAATGATGGTGGCTTGATTGAGATTAAATGCCCAATGCGAAAAAATCACGTGCGTTATCTGCTGTCAGGAAAGCCACCAGCAGTTTATATTCCACAGATGGCATGGCAGTTGGCTTGCACAGGTCGTGAATGGGTTGACTTCGTTTCATATCACCCTGATATGCCTGACAACACCAAGCTTTTTATCGCACGCTATTATCGCGATGAAGAGTACATTACAGAGATTGAAGAAGCTGTTAAGCAGTTTGATGAAGAAGTTGAGTTGGTTGTTAAGCGACTGGAGCAATACAATGCAGTTTGAGAAAATGAATCTAGTAACTAAACACGGCAAATATAAAGACAGCGAAGGCAATTTGAAGACTGGTTGGATTAAGATAGGCGAAACGTTTGAAACTCGCAATGGTGGTTTGTCGTTAAAGATAGATGCGTTGCCAGTTGATTTTGATGGCTGGATTAACCTAGCAGTTCCGCATGACGAAGATTATAACTTTTAGGAGTAATTATGAGTAAAGTACCAGATTGGGTTTTGGCAGTAGTAATGGGAGCAGTTTTTTTTGTAGCATTAAGAATAGTAAATCTATAAGGAGCAGTATATGAATGTATTATCAGCAATTGGAAACTTACCGCGTGACGCAGAGTTGCGCTTCTTGCCAGACAGCACACCAGTATTGAGCTTTAGTATAGCGTTGAATAGTGGTTATGGAGACAAGGCACAAACAGACTGGTTAGATTGTAGCTTGTTTGGCAAGCGCGGTGAATCATTAGCACCTATCCTATTAAAGGGTACAAAGGTTGGCGTTACTGGTGAGTTTTCAACAGGAAAATATCCAGACAAAAAATCTGGAGTAGAAAAAACAACATTGCGCCTGCGTGTGCAATCTGTGACATTGACTGGCAACAAATCAAATACTGTTGCAGCAACACCAAGTAAGAACCCAGCACCTGAAGCAATCTCAGAAATCTCAGAAGATATACCATTCTAATGAGTGATTTTGATGATGGGTATGATGAGTACGAAACATTGTCTATTGAGGAGATTCTTGAAATTGTATTTGAAAAGCTTGCTATCATAGAAGCTAAGTTGGATATGTTCGGGAATCTCGTAGTAAATAAAAATAAGGATGATATGCACTAGGAGTTGCTATGGCTAAAAATGATATTACAGGCGACAACTTAATATCGCGAGTTCTCAGCAAGCAGGGTGAAGAAAACTGGGATAAGATTTTTGGTAAGAAAGACGAAGTTAAAACAGACGATAACGAAAAGGAAAATAACGATGAACGCAAGACCAGCAAGACAGAAGTTTAACCCTAATGTGCTAATGCAACAGTTGTTAATAGCGTGTAAAGAGCCACAAGTTGTAGTTGATTTAAGCAAAAAACTTGGAGTTTCAACTGCGAGTATTTACAAGTATTTAGAAGCGTTAGAAATAAGAAATAAAATGGTTAAGATTATTGACAGGTCAAAAACAAAAAAACATATGTATCAAACCGCGCGAAATTATAAAGAAAGCATTATAGACACTGGGCAAATGTTTGTTGGTCTGGAGCAACCTGAAGCTGGAGATGCTAAAAACTCCACTCATAAAATAACAGACAAAGGCGTTGTGGTTAAGCAAGGCAACAAGACTATAGTTAATGGACTGGACGGTTATCACCCTTCAAAGGTTGAGCGCGTAAGGTCTAAGACTTATGTAGCTGGTGGAACGTTGGAGCTTATCTAATGGAATACGATATGGATTTTAGTACGTTCCTAAACGATAGGTATCCAATAACTAAACCTGCATCTACTGGTGGAGTTAAGTTGCCAATAGGTACGGTTAAGTCTGTAAAGAAGATGCTGCATGAAGGCGTTGCTCCAAAGATAATTGCAATTGATTTAAATATTAATATTAATAACGTCTACAACATAAAGAACGGCTACACTCACAGGAAAATAAAATGGGAATGACTTACAAAGAATACAACGACAAGGTTAATAATGGCAGCACGATTATTGACAGCGCGTTAGATAAACAGGAAGGTGGCAGTCACTATAAGGAAATGCCAATACAGCCAGTAGAATTTATTGTTGCTAACACCTTAGGCTTTCTTGAGGGCAACGTTATTAAATACATTTGCAGACATCACGCAAAGAATGGTAAAGAAGATATTAAGAAGGCAATCCACTATTGCGAGTTGCTACTGGAAACGAAGTACGGAGAAAACAAATGATACACATTAAACGATTAACAGACACGGCAACAATACCAACACGCAACAATCCTACAGATGCTGGCTTGGATGTTTATGCAGATGAAGACTGGTTTGTAACTGGACGGCACAAGGCTGTTATTAAAACCGGAATAGCTATGTCAATACCAGATGGCTATGTTGCTAGGATTGCACCGCGCAGTAGCTTGGCTATGAACAACATTGACGTGCTTGCTGGCGTAGTTGATAGCTCGTACAGGGGTGAGGTAAAGATTATTCTTATCAACCATGCGGACAGCGATTATGAAATCAAGCAGGGCGATAAGATAGCGCAGATTTTAATCCAGCCAGTAGAACTATGGACGCCACATGAAGTTAAGTTCTTAGATGATACTAAGCGTGGTGAAAAAGGTTTTGGTAGCAGTGGCAAATGAAACCGCTAGATTGGATTAGATTGCTAGAAGTTATAACGTGTTTACATATAATCATAAACGTTTGGAGGCACTGGTAATGGCATACAAATCACAAGCAATTATATTAGTAACACTAGGATGGTTTTTAGGCGTATCAACAGTAGTTGGTATTATTAAAATGCAAGAGAAAGAAGTAGTATTAGAACCAGTAGTATGTGTAGTACAGTTAAATTCAAAATCAAACAATCAGACACACAATTTCAAAGGAGTAGTAAAATGAAATCATTAGCACTTTTAACAGCACTTTTATTAGCACCAATTGGCGCACACGCAGCGTGTTCAACTCACACAATCATTCAGGGCGCAAAGATTGTTACCTGTACAACTTGTTGCTTTAACGGCAACTGCACGACAACCTGCTTATAATGCGTACGCCTGAACTATCAGCAGAAGAGATGGCTAAGTTTAATATGCGTGATAGCCATGATGAAAGTTATCGGGCGGAAAACTTAAAGGTGTCAGAAAGAACTTACGGAAAGGCATACGCAGAAGATGTCAAACGTTACATGGAGCAGATTAAAAAGAAGAAAAAATAAGAATGTCAATATATTACTTTTTTGCGTTTAATTATTGTAGGCAATAAAAAACCCCACAAGGTTGCGCTTCTACGATAGGCGTGTGGGGTGTGTTTTAGTAACAGTCTGTTACCTAGTCCATTACTTGTTCATTACATACATAGTTACTTCAAAACCGAAACGCATTTCAGTAGCTGCTGGTGATGTCCACATAATATTCTCCTAGAATTAGTACGCAATCTGCGTATAGCTAATAATGCGCCTATTACAAAAAACTGGCATCAGTATTTTCATTAATTTTTCTTAGTTCCAAGAAGCCCTGCCGATTTGCCATTGCGTTCTAATATCGTAGGTAGTTTGTCATCAAATACAACGTAGTTAGATGAACCTTTACCAGCGCCTATTGAGTTGCTGTCTAGATATTTGATTCCTTTGATTCCTAGTTTATTTAATTCTTGGCTTGCTAGTTGCTGACTACCTTTACTGCTAGTAAGGTTGCCATACAAGTCTTTACCGCTAAGATTTAATTTTGATTTTACGTATGCTTGTCTTGCTGGACTTTCGCTTGTCCAAAGTCCCATTTGTTCTGCCGCAATATCTTGAATGGCTTGACTCTGCTCACTCAAAGGCTTATCCCAATCAAGCATATTTGCGATGTGTTCGTCTGGTAGGTCTACTTTGTACAGGTTGCCCTTTTTGCTTGATTCTAGCGCCTCATCTGCAATGCCAGCCCAACTTGGGTCTGATTTTGCTTTTTCTGTAGCAATTTGTGCTGCTTTGCTCCAATCTCCGCCCGCATCATCATAAGCCATTCTTAGTCTTGGGCTAACAGTTATTCCTTTATAGCTAGATGCAACATCAGGCGAATCAGCAAAATACAAGCCATGTCCGTAAGCCTGATGCCCCTCGCCTGTTCCGATTTTGTTCATATTAAATTTGTCAAAGATATAAGGTGAACCATGATATGCGTCAATATACTGTCTTGGGTCAGGAGCTAGCTTACTTAACAATCCAGTGCCTTCATTCATTTGACGCAACGCTTCTTTGCCTAGCAATCCACCGCCTTTTACTGCGGCTCTAGCAGCAGGAGCTACGCCAGCACCAAGCCCAAGTAAGTCAAACATACGCATATCACCAGACTGCAAGTTACCACGACTGAAGTCTTGAACAACGCCCTGTGCGCCTGTTAAACCAGTTAAGTCAGCAGCAGACTGTCCGCCAAGTAATGGCACACCTTCTGGTAACCTATACTGATTCATTGGTGTACTAATTGCACTTAGACCAGTTGACAATGCTTTTGTTATTGGTTCATTGTTCGCTTGCGGAAACAGCTTTCTAAATTGTTCTGCGGTTAATCCAGCCATAATCTTCCTAATCTAAATATGTATTTAATACCCATTTTGCAAACTTAATAAGCTCTTGTCTGTTTGCATCGCGCTTCATTGAATTAGCTTTATGGCTAATCACTTGTATATTATCTTTGGTGTAACCACGAGTAGCATCTATTCTATCAATAGAGTAACTATCATTCATACTTGTCGTAGTGTCATCGTGCATATTTGTTTTTAACTTAATGCCTAGTATTGGGC